TTTTTTGTACTTTCTTCACTTAGGAATTGATACTGTTGATGTGCATCTGATAATTGTACAGGCTCTATGTTTGCTGCTGTTTCTGCATTGTCATTAAAGGCTAAAATAAATTTACCACTATTTGATGTTCCTGAGAACTTTTGGTATATTCTTTGCTCTATAAGCTCCCTTTCTTCTTCGTTAGGCACTCCATTGTTAAAATTAATTAACATACTTGGAGACATACCATTCATTATATTATTTAAATGAAAGTTTCCTATCTCCTCCTCTAGCTCTGAATATTGCAAACCACCTTGATAATCAACAGGACTATAGTAATGAAATCCTGCTCTATAAGGCCTTACATATAATATCTCTATCGCCTCTTTGCTTGTACCAAAAGCAGGTATTCTTTTTGCTTTACTTGTAGGTTTATAATTAGACCAGTCAGAAAAATAATAATAAGCCTCTATATCTCCATCATCATTACACTTCTCAGCTCTTAGTGTTTCCACAGGAAAGTGTTCTATTTGTGCTATTGTATTTCTATCCTTAGAATAAATTACCTGCATTGCACATTGACCCATAAGTTTTAAGTCATAACAAAGTTTTCTCGTGCAGTCTGCATTGAATAAAGAAATCATCTTTGCATACTCATCAGGCTTCTGATTTGAATTTGTAGCATCTAGGCCTCTACCATATATCATAGCAGAGATTGCATTTATGATTGCATTGTTTGTAGGACTACCATTGTACCTGTCTATAAGGTATTTGAAATAATTATTATCCTCTCCATAAGCTACCCACTCTTTATTTTTGTATTCTACAACTTTTGGTGTTGTATAACTACTTAAATTTATAAATCTTAAATCGTTCATACTATTATATAATCGTTATCGTGCGATCCTGCTGTTTCATCAAAAGTATATTCTCCACTATTAATATCATAGTAATCATTGTTTGCTTGATTAATAGTTTGGTCTGTGCAAAATATTTTGTCTTTGTAAACAACACTTGACCCACTTAGTAAAGTTAAGTCATAATATCTACCCTCTTTCAAAACAGGACTTATAGTTGCTGATACTCTTTTATGATTTGTTACATCACTAGCATTAACACTTGCACTAAATACTTCTTTGTTCTTACTTGTATCTCTTAATTTCATTGTATATGTAGATGCAAATGTTCTTGGTATTACATCAAACGTCTGAGCAGAGCTACTCGTAGTGAATATCTTCATACTTATATATCGAAATAATAATGCTATTTTGTATAGATATAAAAAAAAAGGAGGCATATAGCCCCCCTTTATTTATAAACCATAACTCTTTATGCGTTAGGATCAATAGGTGAAGTAGCATCATCTGATGGTGCTGCTGCACAGAAGAATGGTGGGTTAGTTTCTTGTGCAGTCAATACTAATGTAAAGCCTGACAAGTCGCCCATTGCTGCTCCTGTTACCATTGTTCCTCCACTTACTTCGCATCCGTGTATCTTCCCTAATAAGAAAGCATTACCGTTATAATCTTGTACTACAACTTGAGGCCTACCGTGAGCTAGTAATTTAATTTGCTCTTGCGTAGCCTTATCTAAAAATTGTAATGTAAGATTTAAAGTGCTTTCGTAAAAAGTTGTTCCATTTTCCCTTGAAGAGTTTATGGCTGTTTCTAAAGATGAATTACCTTTTAAATCGTATCTGTAAAAATCTACAGAGCCATCAAGAGTAACAGAGCCATCTGCTGCTATTGCTAAATCTCTCGTTGTATTATTGTAGTTAGAAAAGTAAACAAATCTTAATCCACCTACACCTGATTTACAAGCTAATGCTCTTCCGTTTGTTATATTACAAGCCATATTTTTATTTTTTAAAAAAAAAGGTAAGTAGGCTTTTACCCACCTACCTATTTTATGTTAAACATTATTACGAGTATAATACAATATCAGAGCCAATTCCGTGTTGTACTCCTGCACTTCCTCTTAATACTACTCTTACATTTTGACTTCCGTCAATGTCAGCCATATCAATTAACTTAACTTCTTGCCAGTCGTTTAATAGACCAGTACCAAAGAATAAGTTTGATGATTCAGCAGCTACCATTGTATCAGCCGCTAGGCCTGGAGCTGTGAATAATGGAACACCTTGAAAGTTCATCTCAGTTTGTCCAACGTGATACAATTCTCTATATCCTAAAGCTGCTTGAGCTTGAATGTAGAACTTTGCTGCACTTGTTGGTAGGTAAATCTTAACATCTTCTTTTGAATATACTGCACTTGGGATAGCATCAACTACTTTTCCTAATTCTGCAATAATGTTTGAAGCTGATAATGTAGTACCTGAAACATCTACAACGTCTCCGTCAGCAAGTAATAACGTCTTAAATCCGTCAAACTCTCCTGCGTTAGCAGTTGCTCCGTTCCAAATGTTTTGCTCAACTTTCTGTGCTACTTTAGCTGCAACTTGTGCAATTAAAAAGTCAGAAAATCTCTTTGGTAGATTGTCATACTGACTGAAGCCCATTGATTGAGCATCCCAGTCTTGTCTGAAATCTTTTTTACATAGTTGTAAATTCACTTGAAATTCCTCAGGTTGTAGGATTCTCTCAGTTAATGTTACAGTTGAAGTAGGGTCAAAGTCGCAAGACGCATCTTTTAAGATACTATCCAATGCCATTTTCTTGATTACTTCTTTAAATTTAATATTGGGTTTTATTGAAACCCCGCCTTGTGATAACGTAACTCCACTTAATAAAGCTGCTGCTATATATTCACCAGCAAACTCACCTGCATAAGTAGTAGTTATCGAAGTTGTAGTCGCCATATCTTTTTATTTATTTATTTAATTAATTATTAACTTGGATCAGTAGCTGTAATTGACCCTGCTGAGTTTCCGATTCCCCAAACATACCATTTGTTACCATCAGACCAAATATCAATAAAGTCTCCTACTGATTCTGCTGATGCTACAAAGTTAATTTGGTCTTCTCCTGAAGCTGCAACACTTGCTCCATTAACTACTAAAATACCATCTATATTGTCTCCCTCTGCACTATCAATGATATAGTTTGATGTATCAAAAGCATTTGCTACAACAAATCTAAAATGTAGTCCTGATTCAACTGACGGTAATGTTACCGTTACACCTGCACTTGCTGCAAGTTCGTACCATTTTCCACTATCTGCTGCAGTCAATGTAACTGCTGCTGATACTGAATCAACATCGTTTTTAATTCTTACGACATCGTTATTTATATGCGTTAATACTGCCATAATTTTATATTTATTTATTTATTACTTATAGTTTCCATTACTCTATCAAGAGTAGATTTTGTCCTGTTTTGAGCAAACTTAACTTTTAAGTTGCTTTTCTTTTCTTCAGGGTTGTGCTTTAAAGGCTCTGCAGCAGGTTGAGATAATTCTTCTTTTAGAATTTCTTTTTCTTCTGCTTGGCTATTTAAAACTTCTGTAACTGCTAAAGATACTTCCTCTTGAATCTGTGATGACATATCCTCTTTATCTTTTGGAGACATCATTTTTTCAACCATATCTTTAAGTTCGTCCATTTCTTTTCTGAACTCTTCTCTAGTCACATATCTCATTTCTTCTTTGTCGTCCTCTTTTTCTTCATCCTCTTTTTCTTCTTCCTCTTGAGCTTTAATTTCTTTAATCACCCCTTCTTCTTCGACAACTAATAAACGATTATCTTCTAGTTCGTACTCTCCAACTGGTAGAGCAACATTTTCGTCCTCAGTTTTAATAAAGACCTCTTTACCTGATTCAAAAGCATCTGCTTCTAAAACAGTTCCGTTCTCTAATTTGAGTTCAGCTAACTGGATGTCAGATAGCTCAACACCTAAGAGATTTTTTACTTGTTTTATCATTTCTGTAGCTTTCATAATTATATATCGCTTTTTTAAATTAATTTTGCATTTTTAACTGCTTCTTGTTATTTGACCTATGCCTTGTGCGTGTAGTTCTCCAGTACAACACTCAATTTTGTAAGTCAATTCGTCTTTACATAAACAAGCTCGTCTCCCTCCTATTGGACTTGTATAGCTAGGTATGTAATCTTTTTTTTTCATTTCTTATTGCTTTTAGGATGTCCTTTTGGTAATAAGTCA